GGTGATGCAAGTATGCACATACACAATGCTCCAATAGAGGATCCTAATCATCCTCGTACAGCCGTAACATGCGGAATAGAAATGCTTCGAGCAGTGGAGAAATTTAATGATAAGATTACAGCAGAAGGAAGGCCACCAGTTGGTATGGGGGCTGGTATTAACACTGGGCTTGGTTATCTCGGTGAGATGGGGTCTACAGCAAGACATAGTTATGACGTCCTTGGAGACAGTGTTTCAAGTGCTGCACGAATTGAGTCGAAATGTAAAGAATATGGTTGCCTTTTACTAGTTGGCGAAAGCACGTACAATGCAACTAAAGATGACTTCTTTTACTTAAAGGTAGATGACTTACAAGTAAAAGGTAAAAGTGTAGGGTTAAGTATATACACTGTACTTGACATACAAGGAACTAAAGCACAACATAAAAGCAAAGAGATGCACGAGCGTATGCACGATGCATATCTATCACAGAAGTTTGATGAAGCAATATATATTTGCGAAAGATTAAAACGTCATTTTAACGGCAAGATGGAAGGTTACTATACAATGTGGATAGAACGCTGTGAGTTTCAAAAGACTCAAAACTTGCCTAAAGATTGGAATGGCGTGTTTATAGCATCGAGTAAATAAGAATAGTTAGTAACGATCCTGATGTTACACCTAACCACCAACCAAGCATTATAAGTTTACTATCTTCTTTGCTTCTGTTTTCGAGGTAAGTTCTAGTTGCTTCATTCTGGTTTTCAAACCATAAATCATATTTTGACTTAAACATTATTTTTTCTTCCTTGTCCTTGTCTGATAATCTTTATCAGTAATTTCTTCAATTTGGTCAAGGTCAAGATCTAAACTCTTACCGGTAACTTTCTCGTATTGTTCTTTTAGTTCTAACACCATTTGTATTTTTTGTGTAAGACGTATCATGTCATTATCTAACATACGAATACGATCTATTAGCGCCACAAGTGTACTACTTGCTTGACCTAATACAGGTTTAATTTCAGTAGTAACCCATCTCCAAACGTAATAAACAAAATAGCCTAGTCCCATCGCTGCAACAATAGGAAAGCCGTATTGGTTAATTGCGTCTATTAATGAATTATCCATGTTCTTTATTTGTCTCGTGTTTTAGTAGTAATGCGTTTACTTCGTCTATCTTTTTTAAGATACCGTGTTCATTAACAACAAAAACGTCACCTGGCTTATAAAGGCATGTAGATTTATACTTACCGTTTGCATCTTTACCCATTACTTCGCCTTCCCATTCGCCTTTGATGGTAAAACTTCCATCCGCAAAACTTTCAATATTATAATCTATCCAAAGCATTAGTCTCTCCTTGCGTCTTCCTTGCCTTCGTTAGCGGCAAGTCTGTCTATGTTTGGTTTTACATTTAGTGCGTGACTCATTAGTGCATCTATTTTAACTAGATCGTTGTTCATTGTTTGCACACGATTATTAAGAGCTTCAATCATGCCCATAAGTCCTTTTACTGACCCTGTAACGCTTTCAAGAATAAATCGTAGTGTAATGAAAACGAAAAGCCCTGCAGCCATTGCGCCCGCTATCGGAAAACCCACTTCTCCAACTATTTGTAAAAAATTCATATTTGCCCTCTAATGCCCTTGGTGTTTATACTAATCTTCTTCCTCATCGTCTGGTAGTTGATGAGTACAAGACCCACATAAACCCGTTTTACTTACATCACCACAATGACACTCTTCTCCACACAATAAACATTTCTGATCATCATCTGGCAGTTTTGGTGAGTGTATATTTTGAGGTTCAACGTTCATAGTAATATTTAGCCATTTATGGTTGACAATTTAAGCAAGAGGTGCTAATATATACATGTTAGTCAAATAACATACTATTTTTTAAGGAGTTAATATGAAGGAAGGCACTTCAGTACCAAGTGTTGATTTTAAATATCGTGTAAGAACTGATGGTAACCCTATTACGTTCGTAGACGAAACAAATGGTAACGACAATCCATTTGAGTGGAAAACAGTAAGCTCAGATGATATTTTTAACAATAGACGCATTGTAGTATTTTCACTACCAGGAGCATTTACTCCTACTTGTTCAACATATCAAGTTCCAGGATTTGAGGAATTGTATGGCGAAATAATAGCACAAGGCGTTGACGATGTATATGTTATCAGTGTCAATGATACTTTCGTGATGCGTAAGTGGATGATTGATCAAGACGTTAAACGTATTAAATTTATACCTGATGGTACAGGCGAGTTTACTGAGAAAATGGGTATGCTTGTATGTAAAGACCATTTAGGGTTTGGTAATCGATCATGGCGTTATGCAATGGTTGTAGAAAATGGTGAAGTTGAAAAGTTCTTTGAAGAACCAGGACTTAACCAAACTGGTGAAGACGATGATCCTTATGGAGAAACAGCACCAGAAGCCGTACTTGAATATTTAAAGTCTATTTAATGAAGGTACACGAGTACTACGACTGGAACCATTTAATTACTCGTAATCAACGTTCTATAATGTGCGATGGCATTAATGAGCTGATTGCAAAAGGTAATGTATGGACCAACAGTCCTAAGTATCAAACAAACGTCAACATATTTGGGTTGCCCACAGAACAGTGGACTAATCTAAAGATGAGCTTTATTTGGAGTTGTTTCGCATTTATGAAACAAGAGCGACAGATAAAGAACATTCAAAGTTGGAGTTACAGGACGAACGTGAATGATGCCGAGGATAGAGATACCCTTTGGCATCATCACAATCACAATCCTGAAACAATCACCGTAAGCGGAGTATTCTACTTACATTTACCTATAGCGGAAGAAAACGATTTAGAGACAGCAGGCACAGAGCTTGCACCCAACGGCATAGAAAACGAATCTTACTACGCAGATTGGCGAACTGGCAACTGGATGATCTTTCCAGGCAAAGTTTGGCATAGACCTGGCATACTTCATATAGAAGAAGATAGATTTGTAGTTGCAGCGGATATGGAATTCTAATGGTTGACAAACGTAACAAGATCAACTATAATAAATTTATATTACGCGGCTGTAGCTCAGCTGGATAGAGCATTGGTCTACGAAACCAAGGGTCAGGAGTTCGAATCTCTTCAGCCGCGCCAACACAGTTTTTAGGAGAACTATTATGGCAACATCAGAAGAAAAAACAGAATTAGTTGAAACAATTAAAGGACCACGCTTTTATAGACTTACAATAAACGGCTATGGTGGCGAAGGCGCATACATTAATATTTCAAAAGAAGCACATGACTTTTGGAGTAACCATAACGATGAATACGGTGATGGAGACTTTGTACAGTATCTAGTAAACGATGATCCAGATGATATTGAATACGAAGATCTTGATGAAGTTCCACCAGAAGCAGACTTTTTAAAAGTTGAAGGCGAAGATTACAAAACACAGTGGTACGAAGCAGAGAATGAGTTTTGTCATCAGTACGGTGTTGAATACGGAAGTGCTTGGTTAACCATAGACGAAGTTGCTTCAGCAGATTATTCAGCGGCACACATTGCTGACGTTATTGAAAGTAAAAATGTTACTGAGCTAATAGATGAAGTTGGTGAAGAAACAGACTGGGAAGTTGAATTACAAGATAGTAACGAAGGCGACTGGTACGAGCAACAAGGCGACTATGTATGTCAAATGTATTCAAGTGAAAAGGGTTCGTTCTTTGATGCTGTAATTGAAACAGTAGGCGAGTTTGATCCCAAGAAATTAAAGTTTATTATTAATGAATATCCAAACGGTGAAGACATTATTGATAGTGTAACCTACAATGATGAAGAACTAGATAACAATGGTGGCGACACTAATGGAAAAGGATACTACGGGCATGTTTGGACGAATCAATAGAATGATTAATAAACGAACTTAGGAACACAAAGTTTTTGGAAAGTGTACTAAACAGTTCGTTATTCATTTTTAATGATACTATGTCATACGATGTGGAACCAATGTCTTGATAGTATCGTCTATTAATACCATGTTTGTTTCCGTATTGAGGATATACTCCAGATACAAAGAGACAAGTATCGCCAAGCGTCTTAGCTTCTTTGTCACCAGCTTTGAGATTAAGGAATGTTTCAGCGAATGAACTACTTGGCAAGAAATCAACTTTCTCGACATGATCTGCGAGTAACATTACAATGTATGCTTCAACATGCTCTGGCAAGTTATAGCCTGTACTGTTCTGCGTATCTTGAACAACGCCACGGAAGGCGTCAATATACTCGTCCTTCATATAAATATTTATCACAGGAGAACTAAATGAGCAAAACTTGGACATTCCCAGCAGAAAACTTATTTGAAGACATCCCAGGAGATGACAATAACGTTAATATGACTATACCAGAAGAGATACTAAAAGAGAAAGGTTGGGGCCCCGGCACTAATCTTAAAGTATCTTGGTCAGATGGTGAAATTATACTTGAAGAAGTGACTAAGGAAGTAGATGGCAAAGAATAGCGATTTACTAGAATTAGAGGGAGAAATAGTAAAAGTTCTCCCTAATAATACATTTAAAGTATTAGTACAAAACAAGCACGAAATTACCTGTTACACATCAGGTAAAATGCGTCAATATAAGATAAAAATGATAGTGGGTGACAAAGTTCGTGTAGAAATAAGCCCATATGATCTCTCAAAAGGGCGAATAACCTTTAGATTATAGGTTGACAACACCAGCATGTGATGCTATAATATATACACAACTTAGCAGAATTGAGGCGTGTATGTTTATCACAATTAAGGGTGGAAAAGAATATCAACGTAAGCATGTACAAAGCATGGTAGAGTTTTGCATAAAGACTCTAATGCCACGTATGCGTACACTTGATATAACAGTAAAACTAAAGAACACAAAAGACGCTATGGGCTACTGTCTAGAGGGTGACGATAAAAGAACCTTTGAATTAGAGATTAACAAGAGTCAAAGCCTACGTTCTTTGTTAGAAACTGTTGCCCACGAAATGGTGCATGTAAAACAATTTGCTCGTAGAGAGTTGCACCCATCAAAAGACGACTGGTATGGCAAAACATACAATCCAAAGAAAGTAAGTTACTGGGACCTTCCATGGGAAATAGAAGCACACGGACGTGAGTGTGGACTATTCATCCGTTGGGCTGAAGCAAATAACTTAGGCCATAAGGCGTGGACTCAAGTATGATAAATGTTGAAGCCTACTACAATCATATCTGTAACGAATGGGGTGTACAACCTACGTCACCTACGTATACAGGATATGAACATGTAGAGGAGCAACTAAAGTCCTATACCAAAGAGCGTTGGCTAGTAGCAAGCGAAGAAGGCAGGCAACAAATAGAAGATGAAGTGTTCGACATCTATCGAACAGTAAACATCATACCTATTACATACTTTAGTTTAGAAGGCTGTAAACAAGAACTTAAAGCAATAGGACAAAAGAGTCATAACATTGTTGATAACAAGATTGGCGTAGGTGCTACAGCAGGACAAAACTTTAGTAGGTTCTGGTTTCCTAATATGCAAGAAGCATATACACGTAAAGACAAAATGGTTAGTATGCGAGCAAGATTCTACGATGACACACGTTTACGTAGAGCAATAAGTTTCTGTTACAAATATAGAGACGAAGCAGACAAAAGTGTACTACCTCAAAACATACGTAGAGCATTAGACTTAGTTAGTGGAGGTACTATTGCTAACTTTAAACCAATGAACGCTAGAGCCGTGTACGATTACATATGTCCGGCGTTTATGGGTAACGTATTGGACTTTAGTTCAGGCTACGGAGGACGTATGTTAGGCGCCCTTACAAGCAATCTAAGGTACCACTACACGGGTATAGATCCTAATACTAAAACATACAACGGATTAGTAGCATTAGGCGAGCTTATGACTAGTTTAGGACTAGGTAGTGGGTTCGAAATGCATCATATACCTAGCGAACAATTTACACCAGAACCAGGATACTATGACGCCGCATTTAGTAGTCCACCGTATTTTAATTTAGAAACATATACTGATGAACCTACACAGTGTATGAATAGTTGTGCTAACTTAGATGAATGGTTTGCAACATATGTTACCCCTACAATACAAATGTTGCACACAGCTCTTGCTAAAGATGCTATCTATGCTGTTAACATTGCAGACTACAAAGATGGCAAAGAAGAATTTAACATTGTTGAACAATGGAAGCAAATAAGTGAACAAGTAGGATTCACATATCAAAAGCAAATAGATATGGTATTGAACGTCCGACCAGGTGTTGGTAACGACAAAGCATCGAACAGTTATAAGTCGGAAGGTATATATTTGTTCAAAAAATAGGTTGACATCTACTGTAAAGATGTTATTATTAATACATAGGCAAACAAACACAGAGGCACTAAAATGAGTAACTGGCAAGATTTTAAGTTTCAAGTACAATACATTGAAACAGATAACTTAGCATTTGCACGTCGAGCATTTGCATCATTCAACGGTAAGGGCAAAAAACGTCAAAGTGCGTTTTCAAGATTGCGTAACGAAGTTCACGTAGTACGTATTGATAACGATACAACAGATGAACAAGATGTAGCAATCGAACGTAAAGTTTCTATTGTAGAAAAGCACGATTGCTATCCAGTAGAAGAAAAAAGTTCACTAGCACAATACCCCGGAACGTTTACTAACGTTTCAACATTCCGAACACTATCAGAAGATGAACTAGAAGTTGCGTGTAATTGGCACAATACATATTTTCATTATGTACCGTTGCATGTTAGTTGCTTCTTTATGTTTAGAGACATTGTAAAAACATATGATGCTTATAAGAAAGAGCTAACACCAAAGTTATTAGAAGAACTTGCGGCAATGGTGCAGGGCTTGTTTGGCGACTTGCCACAGTACCAAGAAAGTGTTGCTGAAGCATATCGTAAGTATCACACAACAAAGTATGGCTTCAAAGGTAGCTGGCATGATGATGCTTATGCTGTTGCACTACTACAGTTGTACAAGCGACTAGGTGGCGAAGAAACTATTCCACTTACTTTGCTTGATCGTTTTGAAGACCTAGACACTTACTTTGATCCTGCAATTTTAAACATTGCTAACTTTAACTTTGAATACCAAGAAGTTCCACGCAGGCCAAACCCAATGCGTAACCTAAATGAACTTAATGGTGGTAAACAAAGTGTTGTGAGCTTGCAGAATAGAATTGATACACTTGCTGACAGTCATAAGTGGAAGAAAGCAGTACAACGTTTGCAAGAGTCAGATTGGACATTTGATATGTCTCGTTTACCAAAAGTTGAAATGGTTCGATTAGGAGATATCTTAATTGACGAAGATATTCAGCGTATCTTAGATGCTCCGCATTGTGCAGGCATCATTGATGGTAACAAATTTGACCCAGCACTACTACAGTGTCTACAATGTATTAAGAACTCTAAAGGCGAGTTTATTAGCATTGATGGGCAGCATACTGCCAGTGTACTAGCAGGTCTAATTGTAGCAGGGTTGCTAGGCTAATGGAACCGTATTATTTTTATATAGTACAAGGTGATAGAGCTGGCTTTGGTATTGCACAAGATATGAAGCACCGAAGTCAGCAATACTCTAGTCACAGTGGCAGGATAGTAAACTTTCCTTTTGTATTTGCAGGGCATAGGCCACATGCAAAAGCACTTGAAAGAACTATTAAGACTGAGTTGTACGATGACATTTGGATGATAGAAGATTGGCGAACTGAATGGCTAAATGACAACATCACTATTGATATGTTGAAAGAGATAGTTGATAGGTTAATAGCAGAAAGACACTATAAAGTAGAGTGCATTGCTACCAATTATGACTTTACAAAACGGTTGACAGATAGTGTATAATTTGCTATAATAGTTTTATTAATTAGGCAAAGAGAGGCACACAATGTACGCAACACAAAGAACTTTCCGAAAAGTCAATGGCTATGTTAACAAGGACGCTGTACCTTTGAGAACAGTTTCAACACAAGAAGCACTTGCTGTAGCCGTAGCTGCACAACGTATTAATCAATCTTATATCAAAGACACACGTAGATTTTCAGAAGAAGCAAATAAGACACAGTTTAGCAATAAAGACATTGTTAAATTTGCATTTTCTTCTACAGACAATCCTGCACCAGAAGACTATGTAAAGCCTACTCCAACAGCAGAAGACTACGAAACAGTAGCAGAAATCCAAAAGTGGATGAAGCGTTATGTAATGTTAGGTCTAGGAGAAGTAGACGACTTTAAGCGTGATATGATTAATAGTGTATCTGCAGATGTTGTGCCTGTAAACAATCTAGGCCGTGTTGCGTTTATACCTGAGTTTGTAAAACGTGATCAGCATGAAACAGGACTTACAAAAGAGATTCGTGTAGAGTATCGTGACAGTCAATACCTAGGCAATGAAAAAGATGTTGTTGAAGGTGTTATTAAGATACTAGACAAGCGTTACAGCACACAGTGGGAGAGCTATAACTACACAGCAGTTATGGACGGCAACCTTTTGTCGTTTATGAACAAGTTCGAACACAACGTAGGTGACATGAAACGAATTAAGGCTAAAGTAAAAGCACAAGGCAAGAACAAGTTGTTTAGTGCAAACGAAACACGTCTTAACTATGTTAAACTTTATAAGGTGTAATTATGGGAACTTTAATTGGAATTATTTTATGTATCTTTGGTGTAAAACTATGTTGGGAATCTACTCTAATACTTGATGCTAGAAAGAAAGCATATAAAGCAGGCACACACGATTACTACGGTAACCCTATTAACAAGGAAGATCTATAATGGAATTTTTTACAGCAGATACTAGTTGGTTGTTTATAGCCTATGTGGTAGGTACTCTTGTTGGACTGTACTTTGGGTTTAACATGGCTATCCGTAACCTGTCAGAAAGGATCGTTGATAGTCTTATTGAACAAAAAGTTATTATGACTAAAGGCCACGGAGACAACATGGAGATTGTCAAATACACTGAGTGGTGCAATGATCAAAGTTCAAAATAAACTACCTCACTTCTTGCATGTAGCATGTTCGGGTGGCGTTGATAGTATGGCCGCTTTAGACTTCTTGTCTAACAACCATCATACTAACATCTTATTCTTTGATCACGGAACAGAAACTAGTAAACAAGCATACAAGTTTGTTGCTCGTTATGCAGGTAAAAATAAATTAGGATTTATTTATGGTAAGCCTAGATGGGCTAAACAAAAGAGAGAAAGTTGGGAGGAGTATTGGCGCAACGAACGATATCATTTCTTTCACAGTGTAGACGCTCCTGTTGTAACAGCACATCATTTAGATGATTGTGTAGAAACTTGGCTATGGAGTAGTATGCATGGAAAAGGGAAAGTTATTCCTTATAGTAATCGCAATGTTGTGCGTCCTTTTCGCCTTACCCGCAAACGGGATTTAGAACTTTGGTGCAATCTTAGGAACGTACCATTTATTGAAGATGAATCTAATGAAGATACACGTTATATGCGTAACTACATTAGACATGAAATGATGCCACATGCACTTCGTGTAAATCCTGGCATTCATAAAACTGTAATGAAGAAGGTACGTGATGAATATACAACACCAACCGTTGTTTGACACAGCAAAAGCAGAAGAACTTTATTCAGAAAAAGATGGCGTAGACGTAAAGTATGTTTGTACTACAGATCTGCAACAAAGTGATCAACCTATGGATATTTTCTATAGGGGCACACCGCATCCTGAGTTTGGAAATCGGTACTTTGGATTATATTGGAGTAAAGTACACACGTCATTAATGATTACTGGTGCTGATGTTGTAGAGTCACTTGAGTTCGGTATGATTAAACATGACGGTAAGTACTATTACAGTCAGTCACATCATGATTATAAAACTGTAGGTGATAAAATGATTGACGGTGGAAGAGCATATGTTAGAAGTAGCGGCGGTGCTGTTGCTATGCGTATAAAAAATGGAAAATTTTATATTAAACAACTAGAGGATATAGTAGAACATTATGAGCGATGACAATTATATAGGTTTTGAAGATTCACTAGATGAAGATGATTACGGATTGATCATCTGTGGTAAAACAGGCAACCTTAAAGGCTTGTTTATTCCTAGCGGAAAAGAAGATGCACTTGTACCTGAAACAATTACAGAAATTTGTTTAGGTGTATTTGGCATAGATCCAAATGATGATGAGATAGACGAAACAATAGGACAAACGATACACTAATGACTCCGCAAGAAATTTTTGAACACAAACAACGTTGGATGCCAGGCTACCCTGTAAAGCTACACAGTGACCTACGATCTAAAGGAAAAGCCTGGTGTAAAAAATTAGACAAATGGGAATGGAATTTTAAGCAATATACTAACAACTACGAAGATACTTATTATTTCGAAAACATATATGCGTCTCAAAATTTTGAGATGGAACATTCAAGGTGGGTAATATATGACGATGCCGATTGAACGTAAATGGGCCATTGATAATACAAAAAAGTTNNATACGTGACGATGCCAATTGAAAGAACATGGGCAATTAAGAATACCAAACAATTCTTAGTTGACTTAATGGACCCTAAGAAAACGCCTAGAGTTCCTATGGATGTTAGGCGAGAAGCCCGACGATGTTTAAAACATTATCCAGGTGATTATTATATGGAACAAGCACAGAAGTTTGCTCCAGAAGTATTTGGGGAGCATAGTGGCTAAGAAAGCACCAAAGATAGGAGACAAAGTCGAACACACTTGTACGTTAAATGGAACGTTTCAAGGTGTTGTAATCGAAGTGTTGTCGACACAATTTATATACAAGACCGCAGATGGTCATGATCGATTTTGTTTGTTTAGAGAGATATGGAAGAAACTAGATGAAAGTTAAAGTAGGAAAATATCCTAGTAGACTAATGTGTAACATACACAGTAACTTTATGAATACAAAGTATGATTACAACTGGCCTGAAGAAATACTTTGGAGCCACGAAGACTTTGTGATTCAAGCAATTGACGATGGAATACAAAAGGTATACGATGTATTCAACTGGTTATGGTTTGACAGACGCACACAAAAAGTTAGCATACGTATAGACAAACACGATACTTGGAGTATGGATCATACTCTTGCTCCTATTATACTTCCTATGCTTATACAACTAAAAGAAACTAATCACGGCTATCCTGCTAACTTAACAGAACACGAGTGGGATAATATCATGGATGAAATGATTTGGGCGTTTGAGCAAAAGTGCAGAGATCATTGGGAAGAAGATTATTACGGTCCTTACATAGATGGTGAAGATGGAATCTTCAGCGGACACTTTGAATGGACAGACAACGAAGGCAGAATGAAACATCAAGAACGAATGACAAACGGATTTAAGTTATTTGGCGAATACTATGAAAACCTCTGGGATTGAATTAAACGATTTGGACGATACTACAACACAAGAAACATACAAGGAAGTCTCTTCTGAAAGTAGAGCTCGTAACCTTGCGATGGAATTGTCTAAAGAGAAGAAACGTTTAAAACGAGAACTTGCAGAACTACAACAAGAGAATGAAGAACTTACTCCTACAACTCCAACAGGCACACCTGACTGGTACGTTAAGTGGTTTAGTATGGTAGCGGCTGTAATAGGTGTGTTTTCTTTAAGTGCAGGCTTTACAATGTTTGGACAAGTAGCATATGTACTCAGTAGTTGTGGTTGGGTATATGTAGGCATGGCTTGGGGAGATAGAGCAATTATGATAGGTAGTGCTATAAGCGGAACAGCAGTAATGATGAACATAGTAACGAGTTTAACATGACTGAGTCTGCAGATCCTATGATGGGCTTACTTGCATTGCTTCTAGTAATTGGAGTACCATCTCTGATCTTTTGGTGGCTGGGTTGGTTTAAACGTGATAGTGTAATGATGTCAGCAGAGAAAACAAACTTTGGTCCAGATAAACCAAAAGAAATGATGAGTGCAGAAGGCATATTTTACATCCTATGGAACTGGAAAAGTTATGCGGCAAAGACAGTATGGATAGGTGCAATACCATTTGTTTGGTACTTTGATGGATTTGGTGCTGCATTTGGATGGTTCTTCTTTGGTGGCATATTAGTATTAATGGGCAAGTTTTGGGAGTTATTTAAACGATGAAAAAATTAGCAGAATATTTAGACATATGTAAAAAGCATTGGAAGGAGATCTTTGCTCTTTCTTTTGCATTACATTTTATAATGGATTTACTAGTAATAGGACCTTTGTTCTTTTTACTAGGATACTTTTTTGGAATAGAGGCACATCACTAATGACAGATATGTTTGAGGTAGACGACGAAGCAATACGTAACTTAGTAATACTTGCTAAAGAAGGTGAAGCAATGGACCCTATAGATTGGGGCGAATTATCAGTAACAGAAGACCAAGCCTATATAATGATGGCAACTCATGTACTGGAAATGGAAAGAAATCACTTGACAGATGGCGCAATTATTGTTAAACTATTAGTTGAGAACTTTGTATTAAACTGTAAACTAATGGGAATAAAATGAATACAATATATGAAAAAACAGCAATATTAACTAACACACGGAATGACCAAGAGGTCGAGTGCGAAGTTGATAATGTTAGAGCAAACGAATCGTTAGATGCTTTTATAGCAGGTAACAAAATACACATGCGTTGGAATGGCAGAATCTATGTAGGTAATGCCCACGGAATGGAGTTTACTTCTTCAGGCCCAGTAGGACGCGAAATTAAAGGGAGATACTAATGAAACAAAAAGTAGAAGTAATGGATGGACCATTTAGTGCGGCACTAGTTGAAGATACCGAAGGTGTTCTTTATCGTGAAATTAAAACTGTTCGTGTTAAGAATAATATGTTAACAGAATATGTTACTAGACGTGAATATCGAAATGACGGTGATTACAATGACACCTCATTAGTTCGCCCATTAGCTAAAGTATCGGGAGAATAATATGCCTTTAATTCCTATGGTTGTTGAACAAGAAAGCAGAGGAGAGCGTTCATACGATATCTACTCACGTTTGATGAAAGACCGTATCATTATGTTAAATGGTCCAGTTGAAGATAACATGGCTAATCTTGTTGTAGCACAAATGTTATATTTGGAAAGTGAAAATCCAGATAAAACAATTAACTTATATATTAACTCACCAGGTGGTGCTGTAACAGCAGGACTTGCTATCTATGACACAATGCAATTCATCAAGTGTGATGTAAAAACTATTGTGATGGGTCAAGCATGTTCAATGGGCTCGTTCTTAGCACAAGCAGGAACAGCAGGCAAACGTATTGTGTTGCCCGAGTCACGTACAATGATTCACAGAGTAAGTTCAGGTACACCAGGTACAAGTGGTTCAGTGCATATTCAAGAACTACAGATTGAGGATATCAATCGACACTACGAAGAGTCGCAGAAAGTTAACAAGCGTCTAACTGAATTGTATGTTAAGCATAACTCAGCAGGCAAAACGTATGAAGAACTGTTTGACACTATGAAGTTTGACACGTTCTTAACAGCACAAGAAGCAGTTGAAAACGGCTTCGCTGATAAAGTAGTGGAGAGTAGATAATGGCTGAACCAGTAGATGTAAGTAAGAAGCACTTTTATATAAGTCTTGTTAAAAGTGCAACACGTATCGCAGGATGCACTGTTGCTCTAATTACAGGTGCTTGGGGCTACATGGCCCTAGGGTTGCTTTTTGCTGAAGTATTAGGTATTGCGGAGGAACTATGAGTGCCGCGGCAATGCGAGTAGACGAGCTCAAACAATTCGTCGCTGATAAGAAAGGTATTCCTACAGAGGAAGATCTAAACAAAACTCTTAGAGAAACAACACTTGTTGTAACATTTAACAAACTTGATGGTGCCGAAAGAGTAATGACATGTACGAAGTCGTTTGATGTCATTCCAGAAGCCAATCATCCAAAGTCAGACAAGCCTAGTAAAGAAGGCAATGTTACTGTATGGGACGTTAATGCAAATGGGTGGAGAAGTTTTAAGTATGAAAGAGTAACTAAAGTCGAAAAAGTGGTTGACACTAAGCAAGACTGATAGTATATTAGTTTCATAGTAGGCGAGTGGTGTTAACGGTAGCACATGGGTCTCCAAAACCTAAAGTCGCGGTTCGAATCCGTGCTCGTCTGCCAAATATTTTGGCCCGTTCGTCTAGTGGTTAGGACACATGGTTTTCATCCATGCAACAGGAGTTCGATTCTCCTACGGGCTACCAAGTTAAGTATACTCTGCATACAGTATAGCTGATGCAACAGGCTGATAAACTGGGAGTATACTTATTAAACGGAGAGTTGGCTGAGTGGTCGAAAGCGCCTCCCTGCTAAGGAGGTA